CATCGAGGATATCAAAAATGGACGCGTCTGAAAATCGATTGTTTTTTACCGAGGTGGTATTTGCACATTTTCCGGCTCTCTACGTTTACCTGCAGGAGAACAGCGTAAAGGTCATTGACACAATCGACGCTTGGCAGGGAACACTGCGAGACATAACTACGCAGGAGGCTCTGTCGGTTGTTTACAGGTGGACAAGGGACGAACTACCAAGACCGAGCCACTTGCAGTATTCCGATTTTGCTTTGCACTTGCGAGGCGTGGTAATGCGAGACAGAACAGATCAGAAAAAAGGCGTTTTGATTGAATCGATCAAGAGTCGCGAAAGCGATTCAGCAAGCTACAGCCATGTAAGCCTAAGGCCATTCATGAAACGAATATGGGATTCAGGAGACGCGTTTAAGGCTGGATTGATAACCAGAGAACAGCACGACGAAAACACAAAGCTGGTATTGAGCGATCATGCTGCTGAATATCGAAAGGCTAACTTGCGATGAAGCTTTCCGAATACTTTGCGAACATCGAGGATCTTAAGTCCGAAAACAAAGACCTTCGCAAGCAGCTAGAGCGAACGAGCCGAAAGCTGACCGAATCTCAGGCAAGAACCAAAGAGTTATTCGACGCACTCCGAGCCGTCGTCAACAAAGATCATCCAGCGTTAAGGAGGAAGAAATGAAAATTTTCATCCCGGGCGAGCCGGTGGCGCAACCACGGCCAAAGGTCTCGACGAAGAACGGCTTTCCGAGGGCCTACACAGAGCAACATCATCCCATCCATGCGTACAAGCAAGCAATCAGGCTAGCCTATGTCAACGCAGGCGGCGAGGTAATCGAGGGGCCGGTTTCGATTCGGATCTTTTGTTGGTTCGAGCGACCTAAGGGCCACAGCAAGAAGCGACGGCAACAGACAGAGCCAAAGACAACAAAGCCCGATTTAGACAATGTTGGAAAAGCAATTCTCGATGCGCTGAACAAAGTTGCTTACATCGACGATGGACAGGTCAACCGACTAACCGTCGAAAAGTGGTACGTCGGGCCAGAGGATCAAGTCGGAACAGGGATCGAGGTAACCCAATGACACAACGAAAAAACATAATTCAGGAAGAAAAAATGGAACCTAAGCAGTGGAACGTGATAAGCCTAGGCGCAGGCGTGCAATCGTCAACTATGGCATTGATGGCAAGCCGTGGCGAATTGCTAGACATCGAAGTTGATTTTGCAATTTTTGCCGATACGCAAGACGAATCTAAAAAGGTTTACGATTGGCTTGATTGGCTAGAGCGTCAATTGAGCTTTCCGGTCTACAGGGTGACGAAGGGCAAGCTGAGCGAGCGAGTCTTGGAAATGAGGACTAACAAAGAAGGCAGGCGATATTCAAAAACAGACATACCTTTTTACACTCTAGGAATCGACGGATCGAAGGGTATTGTGTCTCATCGATCATGCACGGCAGACTACAAAATCAAGCCCATCCTAAAGGAGCTGCGGGCTAGGTGCGGCATCAAGCGAGGGCAAAAGGCTGCTACAGTCACAAGCCTAATTGGAATTAGCTACGACGAAATGCAGCGCATGAAGGACAGTCGAGACGCTTTCGTAGTCAATCGGTGGCCATTGGTCGAGCTGAGAATGAAACGAGCCGATTGTATCAAGTGGATGACGGATCGAGGATACCCAGAGCCACCAAGGTCGAGTTGCGTCTATTGCCCATTCCATCGCAATGGCGAGTGGCGGCGATTGAAAACAGAAGAGCCTAGCGAATTTCAAAAGGCGGTTAACTTTGAAAAGTTAGTGCAGCTTACAAAGGTCAACGACGAGACTTTTGACGCTATCCCGTTTTTGCACAATTCGCGGATACCATTGGATCAAGTCGACTTTCGGAGTCAGTTAGAAATCGATCAAGACCGGGGGCAAGGCCTACTAGACTTTCAAGACGAGTGCGAGGGGATGTGTGGCGTATGACACAACGCAAAAACATCTCGCAACCGCCGGACTTTTGGGAGGTTGTCGATCGCGCAGCAATCGAGCGAAAGACCACCAAGAGCCGATTGATTTTTGACGCTCTAAACGCTTTTCTTGGGCTCGATATGGAGCGAAAGAGGCAACCACGGACGAAAGTAGCCAAGAAAAAAAAAGAAGCGACCAAAGCCCAAACCGGTGGCTAGGAAGCGACTAAAACGAATTTAGGGCCGTTGCTTGCAATTTTCATCGGTCAAGCCTAAAATGCGTGAAAGGAGTCGAAAATTATGGAAAGTCTTTTTAAGTCCAAACGGTTCTGGGTTTCGGCTGCGGCCATTGCCGTTGTCGTCCTGAAAGATAAAGTGCCTTTATCTGAGGATCAAATCCAATTGCTCGTTTACACGATTGGAGCTTGGGTTGTCGGAGAATCGGTTCGTCCAGTTGATCCAAAGCCAGAGGTGACCAAGTGATTTTACTGGATCGATTGAAGGATCTCGGCAAGAAGCACGAAGGCGACTTTGCTCAAGCCTACGCCGAGGCAGACGGCAACACTCGGATAGCTCGAAGGATTCTTCGGCACAAACTTAAAAGTCTCTACGGATTTGATCCAGCGACGATGGCGATGATTTTCGCGTTGATCCAGCTGGCTTTTAAGGTTTGGAAATGGGCCAAGGACAACGGCTATCTTTCGTCCTACAATCCTGCGGACGTGCCAATGGGCTATCTTCTGCAAGTCGCTTACGATGCTGGAGAATTTGGAGACGACGACGATAACGACTAAGCCCAGATCGCAACGACTATCTACTAACCTTCAATCCTTACAAGCGGGTTAGTCGGAGCGAGACGGGCGATACACAAGGATGGATTGATGGCTGACGAAAAGAAAAAAGAGAATTGGTTGCCGTGGATCGTCGCTGCGGTGGCGGTCTTTGCGTTGTTGCGGAACCAGCAACCATCGGACAAGCCACAACCAAAGAAACTCAAGGCGGTCGTCTCTCAGACGCTACCATCCATCCGATCAGCCTACAAGCAGGCATTCCTTGAGGCAGCTTCAAAGATCGAATCCGGCGAGATTAAAGATCAAGAGGCTTGGACGAAGTTCATCGCCGATAACGCGGGGGCGAAGCAACGGGAAGCACTCGATCGAGTCTATGAGGCGATCGACAAGCTAGATTTGCCTGCAAGCTTCGTTGGCAAGGAATCGGAGATTGCCAAGATCAATCGAGAAATAGCGGGGGCTTGGTAACATGAGTAGCAACGGGCCACCGCCAGAAGATTATCGCGATGTTCCAACGTCTCCACCGGCTCCACTACCAAGAACAAAACGCAAGGTTGTAGACGGTACGGAATGCTGGAAAAGCGATCCAAAAAACGCACTAGCGACTTTGGCGATGCTCGGCATGATGCTTTGTTCTTCAGATAGCGAAAGCGTGGAGGATCTGGAATGAAGCGGGCAAGGCGGCTAGCGGCTGGATTCCTGTTTATTTGCTTGTATCTTTCCTTAGCGCCCTTGGCGATGCTTCACGCTGTTTTGGAGTGGGTGCTAGATCGATTTGAGCCATTTGTCGACAGCCTGGAGGCCATAGCTAATGACGACTGAGCTCACAGGCTACGATCCAACCATCGAGAATCGAGACGCGATCAAAGCTAGCTCGACCGAAATTGCTTTTACCATGCGAGACTTCGAGGTTCCCGAGGAGATCGATCCACGGCCATTGATGCGGCATGACAAGCAACTCAACATGTCGAGTTGCCAGGGTTTCAGCCTTGCGAATGCTTGCGAATATGTTTGGGCATTGGCTCAAGGCGGCTTCTCTGCCGAGCGTCAATTGTCGTCGCTCTACGCTTACCTGGAATCTCAGCGACTCGACGGCGGCAGGCTTTTCGGCGTCGATAAAGGATCGACGATCAACAGCGGGCTAAAGGTCGCAACTACGATCGGAATGCTACCCGAAGCGGATTTGCCCTACCGGACGCCATACCCGAACAACGCGCGAACGATCGTTACCGATGCGATGAGGGCCAAAGCGGGCGAATTCAAAATCCGCTCGCATACTTGGTTAGATTCGTATGATGCCATCTTCCGATATTTGGCAAGCGGCGTAGGTGCTGTCCATACCGGAACGCTTTGGAACGATTCGTTTTACGCTCGCAACGGGGTGCTTGAGACGGTAAGTCTTGGTCGCGGTGGTGGACATGCTACAGCGTGGCTTGGCTACTCGAAACGCAAAGACAGCAAGAACCGCAACTACATTTGGCGACTTAACAGCCACAACGATTCTTGGACTGAGATTGCTCCATCGGTTATCGATCAGTTATGCCGACACGAATACACATCAATCGTGGGCGTGTCGGATCTTTCAACGCCAACACCTGTACCAAAGCGGGTGTCTTGGCTCAAAGGAAGGTTTCTTGAAGGATGAAACTCAGCAACGGAGAAAAAGGGATGTTTGCCTTGATTGGTTTTTGTTTGTTTAGTTGGTTTTTTGGATCGAGCCCAAAGCCCGATCCAACTCAATGCGATATTCCATCGAGCGACCTTGCTGGACAGGTCGCAACTGTTCGAGATTCTCTAACAGTTCAACCGGTTCCGATCGAAGATCCCAAGCCGATACCGAGCCCATCGGACAAGCCATTGAAGATCGAGATCTTGGTATTCGTCGCTCCCAAGGGGCAGAACTGTGAACCTTGCGAACGATGGAAGCGGTGCGAAATGCAAAAGTTTATGGACGCTGATTGGAAGGTCGGTTTGATCGACGATCACCCTTTCATTCCTTACCCGCGATTTGAGATCATCCACGGATCAAAGAGAACGGTGCATGTCGGCTATCTCACTTTTGAACAGGCGAAAGGGTTGGTAAAGTGACTCAGGAAAGCTTGGTTTACATCATCGGCTCGGGCATGGTCGCAGCGTTAAGCACAGCGGTCGGAATCTTGTTTCGCTTGTTCGTCGAAGAAAAGAAAACTACCCGAAGCGATCTGCAAGAGTGTCGATCAGATCGCGAAAAACTTTGGGCTAAGATTGAGACCTTGCAAACTGAGATCGGTAAATTGCTCGGAGGTTGCAACAAGTGATCGAATGGATCCTGTTCGTAATCCTGTCATTCCTCGCAGCTGACTTTATCGCCGGTTTGTTTCATTGGTGGGAGGACTCCTACCTTGACCAAGATACGCCGATTTTTGGCAGGCTCATCGGAGGGCCAAACCAGTTGCATCATTCGGATCAGTATGCATTCCTAAAGGGCTCATACTGGCATCGCAATTACACAACCATCATCCCGTCGATGGTGGCTTGCGGCGCGTGCCTTTGCTTCGATGCGACGCAAGACGCATGGCTGACTTTCGCATTTCTGAGCCAAGCCAACCAGATCCATGCTTGGGGGCACAGCAAAGGTAAAAACGGATGGTTGGTTTCGATGGCTCAACGGATCGGTTTGCTTCAATCCTGCAAGCATCATGCGGAG